AATATATTTCATGGATACCAAAATATTTTTTATTAGATTGAATAAGATTCCTGATGTTTTGCTGAATGAAATATTTCAGTATATACCTAAAAAGGAAAAATTATTCTTAAATAAGAGTTACTATTTAAATGGTCATCACGATATATTTCTCTACATTAAAAAAAGAGGAATAGAAAATTTTATTAGAACTATGGTTCGCAAAGATAACGATTTTATAATTTACAACTTATTAATCGAGAATCATCTAAAATGGCTACAAATGACGCGATATTATTATAATAAATGTATATATCAAAACTATGTATATTTTTTACATTCCTATTCGTTAGATAATGAATCAACGAAATGTAGAAATGTAATTCAAGAATTTCTAGAAAGACTGAATAAAAATAAATTAGGTTTTAATGAAAATCAACATAAAAAGAAACCATATAAATATATAGAATGGAAACATTAGATATAAATGGGTTATTAAATCGTAGCGATGATGTAGAAAAAATAAAGAACATATTGCGTTCATTTCAAGAGAACAAATCAGATTTAACTATAAAGCGTGGGCTGTATGTTTATGGCGAACCAGGATGTGGAAAAACGATATTTGTAGAAAATATATTAAAAGAGTTAAATTATGATATGGTAAAATATGATGCTGGTGATATACGAAATAAGTCAATAATTGACACAATAACGAAGCATAATATGTCTGATAAAAATGTGTTGAGTATGTTTTATAAACAAGTTAAGAACATAGTAATAGTTATGGATGAAATAGATGGCATGAATAATGGTGATAAAGGTGGAATAAACTCTCTAATTAAAATAATGCGTCCAAAAAAGACAAAGAAGCAACGCTTGGAAGAAACAACTATGAATCCAATTATATGTATAGGCAATTATCATATAGACAAGAAAATAAAAGAACTGATGAAAGTGTGTCATGTCATTGAACTAAAATCGCCGACCAATGTTCAAATACTTAATATAGTGGAAAAGTTAATGCCTAATTTTCTAAATAATACTGAATTCAAAGAGGAAATATTAAAGTTCATTCAGGGTGATTTGCGTAAAATTAAAATGCTTTATGAAATATACAAAAACAATAAGCAGATTTTAGACACAAATATTATAAAAAACGTTTTTTTATTGAAATCATATAATGACGATACTAGAAAAATAACAAAAAAATTAATAAATAACAATTATTCATTAGACAATCATTTAACAATAATGAATGAAACTGATAGAACAATAGTTGGATTATTATGGCACGAAAATATTGTGGATGTTTTATCAAAAATAAATAAAGAAGAGTCAATACCTTTTTATTGCGATTTACTGGATAATATGTGTTTTGCGGATTATATTGATAGAATAACATTTCAGAATCAAATATGGCAATTCAATGAAATGAGTTCCTTAATAAAAACCTTTTACAATAATAAGTTGTATCATGATCGATTCAAGAAGAAGCCTAAGTTTAATCCTGCTGAAGTTAGATTCACAAAAGTATTGACGAAATATTCGACGGAATATAATAATTCAGTATTTATTCAAAATCTGTGTCAAGAATTATCGATGGACAAAGGAGATTTATGTGCATTCTTTTCAGATTTAAGAAATAAGCATAGTGAAGTAGAAATATTGTCAATATTTGAAAATTATGATATTGGCAAACTGGATATTAATAGAATGTATAGATATTTGGACAAATATACAAAAGAGAATGCGGTTGATATAGAAGATGATTCAATTTCAATTGATGAGGAGTAGTATGAACTAACAAATTATGTAAGTATTTGATAATATAAGTTTTTAATTTATGTTGTAATAAGTTTTACAATATAAATTGTGTAATAAAAATTATTGAAAACAGATTAAAATTATACATAACATACTCTTAATTACTTGCTCTCTTTGTTGCCATCTTGTTTTGAATAGATTCCACTCTCTTTCTCCAGGCTTCCTTGGTTTTTGGGTCAACAATCTTAAAATGGTGATTTTCATATTGTTCTGGGCTATCATAATATAACATTAATGGATATTGTCTGCCACGTCTTCCGGTTGCTTCCGTGACCTTGAAAAACAACCCTTCCTGCTCACTTCCAACTCTAATTTTATAACGCGCACCAGTAACAGCATTTCTAATTAATGCTCCGTGACCTCTACTGCCATAATTCTCAATATTAACCTTCTTATAAAATTTGCCATCTTTCCATGTCATATTGAGCTTAACCTTATACTTCTCATATTGATTATCAATTTGTCTCAACATTTCTTTGAACTCTCTTTTATGCTCTTGATATTCAATAGTATCCATATCACTATAAGTCTCAATATTGTAATAGTCGTTATCGTTATACATTCTACCTACTATATATAGTAACATTGTCTTTATATTGTTTTTAGAATAATTATTTAACATGTAACATCGTAACATTTTGAAATAAGTAATTCATTTGCCAGATAATTCATTTACTAATTTTGTTAGTTCTTTCACTCTCATAAGAAGTTGATTTATTAGAATATTCTTATCTGCCAATTGTTTCTCATAGTTATCTTTTATTTGTTTCAATTCTTGATTAGAATCCATATTATTCGATATTTGAATGAGAGACATCAACATTTTTTGGTCATCCATTCTTTTCTGTCTACTTGCTTCAACTTCTTTAATTTGTTTAACCAATTCTATTTTTAAATTAGGGTCTCCTTCAGAATAATGAACTAACAAATTGTTCATATCATGGATATAAAACTGCTTCAATACTGGGTCTTTTATAAAATCATCTACACAATATGGCGACAATTTTGTTAGTGTTTGTTTTGGATTAACTAACAATTTTTCTTTATTCAATGAATTATGACTATGAGAACACACTAAAATGCTTTTTAATGGATTCAATTGAATCAAAGGAATAGTATAATTTTTAGTAAACTTCTTTTCTTCGGAAAACCCAATTTCCTCATCATACGTCGTTTGACGCAATAGTTGCTTCTTAAACGCAAAAGTTGCAGCCGTTGAATGATATTTGCCATAAGGACCGCATTGAAAAAGCGCTTTTTTAGAATCAAAATAAATATGCATTTCCGAACAACCGGCTATCAAAAATGAAGGATTATTCTGTAACATTTCGACCGCATGTGAAATGCGTTGTGGCGGATAATAATCGTCATCATCCATATACACAATAATATCTCCGGAACATTTGCTGTGCATTAAATTGCGTTTTTTACCTAGCAACATTCGCTCGTTATAATAGAAATATTTCACTTGCGGAATATGTTTTACCAGGTCTTCAATAGGATCAGAACCATCATCAATTATAATCCACTCTATTCTATCTTTTGGATAATCTTGGTGTTCAAAACATTTTATCATAAAAGGAATAAAAGGACGGCGATTATATGTTGGTGTACATAAACTAACAAAAGGCATGAAATTAGTATTCATATATTAAATTACTTTTTGTTAGTTCTATATTGTTATTAAACTAATCTTATTTTGTAGGATTTATTTGTTCTGGAATTAGAACCGCCTGTTAAACCATTGTTGGTATTATTCGTATTCGTATCTGTATTGTTTGTATTATTCGTAACATATTTCATAATATTACGTTTAACATTATTACCTGCCAATATTTTTTCTATTGTTTCATCCATTGGAATCGATTTACATACTTGAACTATTTTCGGATTGCTCATATTTATTTCTTCTACAGAAGCCTGAACAATTTTATCTCTTATTTTTCTTGTAAAACCTTCTTCGGCCATGGGCATATCACCAGAATATAGCCCCATCATGTATACAAATATGATTGCTACTGCGATTCCAATTAATGAAGCAGTTCCTAAATATTTTTGGCCATTCATTATCAAACTAATGGTTGCCAAAATAAAGAAATACATTTTTTTATAAGCAAAGGTGTTTTTAATAAAGTCAAAAATGCCATAGCTAGAGCTAGAACCATTTACATCATATTTTGCGTAAAGAGGAGAAATTAGAGCATAAATAGATAAAAAGAAAGGCGTTATAAATGTTGATGCTATGCCTAATGGTAACCAAATAAAGAAGAATAATATTAATTTTGTAAACCGAACTAAACTAACATTTTCATCGGACTCCCATTTGTTAGTTTCATCTTTTTCTTTAAATAGTTCTGGAATGCTTATAACATGATAAACAATGCTGAGACATGTAGTAATAAACCAGAGAATAAACCAGAATATGACTCCAAAGAATCCCCATAGCATCATAATTAACCATTCTGGTAAGACGCTTAAACTAACAAAAAAAGTATTTAAAACGGCAAAGTTCTTGGCAACAATATTTTCATACACTTTTGACAAAAATAATGCAGCATTCGCAAATACTCCAGATTCAGGATCGGCATTTTTTTTCAATAAACATAAAAAACTATCACTGAAGCTGTCAAGATATTCTTGCGATTTAAACATTGCCTTCTGAGAAAAACACTCTTTGGAATCAGACATAAATGATGGCTTAATTATATTAATGTCAATTGGAATATCTTTTACAACCCTATCATAAATAGTATATGGAGCATATTCTATATCATCTGGAAGAATATTTGCTTGTGCTACTTTTGATGTATATAATCCAAATGTGCCAATAATAAATATTAGAAAACCAATTGTGAAGACTATGCTGTAAAAATAGTTATAAGCAAAACTTTTTAAGTTTGGTTCGGTATTACTTGTATCATTTTTTTTCTCATCTATCGTGTTTTCACTCATAATATAACATTGTAAAAAAAATTGAAATGAATAATCTAAACTAACATAGATGCATAGTAGTAATACAGATATGTCGTTAACAGTCACTCACATGAATGCTCCATCTGAATACAAGTTTATGGTTAAAGAAATTATTAATTCTGAATATAGCTATCAAATTATTCACAGTTTGTGGCTATATTGGGGGACGCAAATTGATGCTATGTATCATAGTATGGCAATTCCAACAACTGGTTTCTACACATTCGATGGTGTGGATGTTTGGATTTTGAACCAGCATAAACAAGGATTTATGTATATTTATTTCAAGAGTTTAGAAGAATATCGAAAATTGACATCCATCATAAATGCCAAGAATAATGTGATTAAACCAATTCATAATCCAATTTACAGATATGACATGAGAAATGGTTGGCAAAATTGGGAACAATATAGCACCAGAGAAGATAGTGATATTTTCGGTTATGATTCTTATTTGGAACAAATTCAGAAAGATATTCAAAATCATGTTACTTACAATAGCTTTCTACACAAGTTAGGTGAAACAAGAAGCATCAATTATGTGTTGTATGGTCCACCTGGAACAGGAAAGACATCGCTAATTAGAACAATTGCTTCAAAATTAGATTGTGCTGTATTTATTGTAAATGCAGGAAGTGTCACTACAAATAATATTTCACAAGTTTTGTCTCCTTCAATTAAACCATCAACAACATGTCCAGTGAAGTTGTTATTATTCGAAGATTTTGACAGATTCTTAGATAATGATAAAGTGTCTACTATTATGAGTCAGATTTTGAATTCATTGGATGGTTTCGATGATAAAGGAAACACAGTCAGATTCTTTACGGCAAATAATGTGGATAAAATTCTCTCCGTGGATGCTTTAATTAACAGAATGAGCGCAAAATATGAGTTCCATTATCCAGATAGAAACATCTTCGAAAAGAAATTGGAAAGATTCTTATCGTTCTATGAATCATATGACAAAGAAAAGGCCAAAGAGTTTGTCGATTTGGTCATCAAAAAGAATATTACTGTGAGACCATTTGTAAACTATGTTATTCGATACTTGTTCGATGAAAATCATTTAGAGAATATGATTGCTCACATTGATGAATTATAAATTATGAACTACATCAATTGTAAAATAAATAATCTATCTAAAATGTATATATGAAGTTACAATTCAACTCCAAATATACAATATTTATTTTTTTATTAGGCGTTATCGGTATCATTTTGTTAGTTAAACAGACAAATATAAAGGAAGGTTTTAATCAAATGATTGTTCCGTATCCGAAAGATGCTGTCATCAATTACAACGATGTTAATTCGCCGGAGTATAGCCATACCGCTAATTTACCGATAAACGATCCAGTAAGTTGCCGAAATTTCTGCGGACCAAATGCAAAATGCGTATTAACTGGAGAGCAATGTTCGGCAGATATCGATTGTCAGGGTTGTAGACCTATCGAGAAACCCAGAAGCGAATGTATAACAAAGGATGTTAAACCATACGAAAGCAGTGGAAAATTGACGCAAAATATTGGATTACATTATAGTCCTTTAATAAATGAGGATAATCGCGATTATGACTATTTAAGTGATGAGATGAAAACCATTGTGAAACCATACATGGGTAAAGATATGTGGACTAAATCTTTCAATGAAGGACTCAAATTGTATAATAAAAAACGCGAAGCTGCAGACAAATATGGCTACAAATTAGATTTCGGCTACGCAGATGCCAATGCGCCAAAGTATCCTATGTCTATATCGGCAACAGGAGAGTTTTATGAAACTATGCCACCATCTTCAAACTCTATTTTATAATTATAAGAAGGTTGAACTAACAAATAACAAATATAAATATAAATAACTTAAATATATTACATCATGTTAAATAACTATGGAAGAATTATTTTGCGAACTAGGTGATTTGAACAGACAGATTTCGACATTATGTGAAAGAGAAAGAGAACTCCGAACTCTCATAGCTAAAAACAACACACAATAAAAGAGAAACATGACGAACAAGAGTTGGTAAAAATGAGAAACTATTTGATGGAGAATCATGTTTTTTTTGGAAGTTTTAACCTACAAGTGTTGAGTCATGCAAAGTCCGCATACGATATTGGATTTTATATTTATCAATTAGATACATTTGGACTCGATGTTGAGTCAATACGTGAACAATATGGACAGACATCTGATTATGTAACTTACAGTGGTTCTGATTTCAATATTAATAATATTTGTATTAAACATGTTCCGCTTCCTAGAAATAGTATTGAAGAAAGGTTATATCCTCATGTGAAAGCATATTTGGAGCCACATTTACCAATAAAGTTCACTTTAGTTGATAAATATGGTGATGATTATTGTAGATTGAAACCAAAATGTGATGTAAATATTAAGTTCAATACATCCATATACAAGTGGAACATATTTAGGAGTTTATTATCTAAAGACGAACTAACAAAAAGTATTCAAAAAATTGAAATTAATTTCAAATATATTTGTCATTATATAGTTTACAATGACAACACCCAAAATTAAATTCTTCGTGTGTGGACAAGTAGATAGTGGAAAATCTACACTGATAGGAAATTTATTGTATAAATCTGGCTCAATACTTAAGTTAGATAATACATCTTCGGAAGCAACCAAATTTTCAGATTTGTTAGATGTTGACCAATCTGAAAGAGAAAGGGGAATAACACAATATTCATCGAACAGTTTATTTACATTTAACAATATTGAGTTTGAAGCAATCGATACACCAGGACATTTACTTTATATCAGAGAATTAATAAACTCTATGAGTTCAAATAAAGGTTCGGTAGGTTGTTTAATTATATCTTCGTTAAAAAGTGATTTTATGAAAATGTTTGAAGATGGAACAACTAAAGAAGATGCCATATTAATGCGATGTTGTGGAGTAAATCATGTTGTAATCTTAATAAATAAAATCGACAAGGAGAATGCTGATGTCGAGTTTGTCAAACAAACATTTAACGAATGGATATCAAGATTGGGATTCAAAACAATTGTATATTGCCCAATTTCATGTTATCAAGGTTTAAACTTATTTGATAGAATGAATCCAGATGAAATGTGTTTTATCGAGTGTTTAATACATCTAAATTCAAAAATAAAAAGAGTTGTTAAAGAAAAAATAACTAAAAACAAGGATAAATGTAAATTAGATTTTCATACATTTAATCTAAATAAAATAGTAGCGGTTGGCTATAAATCGGTATTTCATATTGTGGAACATTCTTCAAAACACGAAATCGTGGGTGAAATAGTTAAAATTCAAAATAAAGAAGATAAAAAGTTTAAACCATTTTTAAAATCGAATGAAAATAATTATTTGTATGTTCAATTGGATGAAATGATTGAATTAACAGAAGGTCAAAGATTAATTTTGAGAGATAATACAAATACAATTGGTTTTGGTTACGTAACATTTTCGTAAATTGGAAAAAAATTGAAATTAATTTAACCCTAATTGGTAACCCTACCAATACTTATTACCGATACCGATAACGATAACAACAATGCAAGTAATGGGATATATTTATTGTATGTCAAATGAATCAATGCCAGGAATATACAAGATTGGAATGACAACGAGACATCCAGATGCCAGATTATTGGAAGCAAATATGTCAGACACATGGAGACCGCCAACTCCATATCGTCTCGAGTTTTACAAACGAGTGTATAATCCAAGAAAGAAAGAGTCAGAAGTTCATCAACTACTAACAATTCATTATGAAAGAATCAATCAAAATAGAGAATTCTTCAAAGTTCCGTTAGATAATTTGAAAGTACATTTTGATTTACTCGATAAAAAAATGTGGTTTGATGAAGATGAAGAATAAAATGTAATACAACTAATAAATATGTATCTATATTTTCTAGATACATATTTTTTATTTTTACGTCTTCTATATTTCTTTGTTTGTATTTGTTAGTTATTATGTAGCATACATCAATCCAACATTTCCACCAACAAAATTAACTATGTTTATTCTTTCCTCGAACAAATGTAAATCAAAATTGTAATCATATATACGCCACGTTGGCTTATTAACACCAATAACTTCACCAGTCTCTGGATTACAAATATTCATACTTTGAGCCAAAGGATCCAATGGCGGAATAATAGTTGTAAACTCTAGTTCTATTTGTGTAAAACGGCTCATATTTATTGCACCAGATGGCTGTAAATCAGCATTATTTGAATTAATTGAAAAATTATAGCAATACAAACCTTGTGGAGCGCCACCAGTTGTTCTGATATATTTTTCAATATAATCAAATACACCAGCTGGTTGAATATTTTCTCTATACGAACCATCGAGTAATATTCCCATAGCCACTAAAATATTTTTAGTATTTTGTGGATTATATGGTTGATTGATAACTAAACCTGTTAATGTTCCATCAGGATTTACACCTGGACCAATTGCGGTTGGCGTTAGTATCCCACCATTATTCCTATAAATAATAAATGAGCCATCTGTTGGAGCAGGAATGACGTTTGATGGTAAATAATTATACGGCCAATTACTATAATTTGACCATTCGTTTCTTAAATTGGCGTCACTCCGCTGAAAATAAAATAGCCAATTGGAAATCATTCCTAACGAATCTAGTTCAACCTTATTTGGACCAGTCACATTATTGAATATCTTTTCATGAACCTGTTTAATAAGATATTTCTGCTCTTTTAAAGCAAATAAGCTTTGCTCTTCATTGGATAAGAAGCAATAAGTGCAATTTAGATGAATATCCGCATTCCATGATGTTCTTGTATCTGTATAAGAGTTGATGTCAATTGCTATGTCAGGTGGCGGTTGTAGAAATCGATAAAACTGCATATACCATAAATTAAAATTAGGGGCGACATATGGATAATTGTTAGTTGCGTCGAATACATCACGAATAGTAAATAATTGGTTAATCGGTCTCAATGTTATATTAATGTGTAGTTCATTATATTGTAATGAAACGAGTGGAAATGCCATCTGCGATTTTAAACCGAACCAGTTGTTCAGTGGAATGTATAATATTCTGCCTCTTATTGATGGCTCTGGACCAGATAGGTTTTCAGTATAATAAGCATTTGGATACGAATTGACACGAGAGTTTGCATTTGCTGGATCGACCAATTCAGGGACGTTGCCAGTCATTTTATTGAATAGGTCTAATTTGATAGCATTATAATCACGCTGAACGGAAGCTAACAAATAATCACCTGAATACTCTTGTAGAGTATAATTGCCACAAGTAATGCTTATTTTTGAAATCATTTTTGCTCCGATATTTTCAATCCATTTAAACTCGTAGGGTGCCCATTGCTCAATATTACCCAGACCCTGCGAAATGGTCTGGTCAGTGATTTGTTGTGGTGGCAAAATTGGCGACCAAATGTTTGGAAGGGCTACAGATAAGTAGCAATCCATGAGTAAATCACCATATCGCGGAACCTTAAAAGTGAATGTAGATTCTTCGGATAGTCTTAAAGTTTTTGAACCTTCGAAGTCAACACGAAACTTCTGTAATCCAAAATTAGTGTATTGATGATAAACGGACTTGAAAAAAGTTTTTGTAGGATTTCCATTTAATACGATATTTTGTTGTCCTTGACTAACAAGATTCATAAATCCACCAGGCATAATATATAAATACATAAAATTTTAAGTCATTTTTAGCAAAGTGTAATATATTATACTAATAATAATGGATAAAAAATTTTTCTCCGGTGTTTCATTTATTTTGATTTTTTTGGTCGGCTTCATTACACATTTATTGTATGGATTCGAAGGTTGTATAATGTGTATGTTTTTAGCTTTCTGTATTTCCTTTCTAATATATCGATACTTGAAGAAACAAGAAGACCGACTTTTTTTTACACACATATAATATGAACTCTTTAGAAACATCATTATCACAAATTAAACAAAGCACGGCAGTTTTTTTAATTGTTGGCGTCACCCTACTAATTATTTTGATTGCCTTGCTTTACTATTTTTATTATGCCAGATTAAGAAGCAAACAATGTTCAACCATGGATGCCGTATATGGCACATTAAATGGCAAAATACAATCAATCGACAGTTCAGAACAATTCAATTATACATTCAAAGATTATTACATAAAAACGGCTTACAATTGTTGTAGCATTGGAAGTTACAAAAATGATTATGTGGATACGTGTATTATGAAAGATTTATTAAAACAAGGCGTCAGAGGTTTAGACTTCGAAATATTCTCTATCAATGACCAGCCAGTTGTCGCCACATCGACAAGCGATAGCTACTATGTTAAAGAAACTTTTAATTTTGTTAGTTTCTCCGATGTTATGAATATTATTCAGAATTATGCTTTTTCCACTTCCACAGCACCCAATGCTTTGGACCCAATCATTCTTCATATGAGAATCAAAAGCACAAATCAGAATATGTATAAAAACTTTGCGAAATTGCTTGAAAAATATGACAGCATTTTAATGAGTAAAGATTACGATTCGGAATATTATGGACAGAACTTTGGCAATGTTGAACTCCGAAAATTAATGGGTAAGGTTGTTATTATTGTCGATCGGTCAAATCCGGCGTTTTTAGAATGTCCGGAGTTTTATAAGTTCGTTAATATGACTAGTAATTCGGTTTTTATGCGCGCGTTACATTATTATGACATCAAGTACAGTCCGGATATGGCTGAATTGATTGAGTTTAATAAGCAAAATATGACAATAGGCATGCCTGACAAAGGAGCCAATCCAGAGAATCCAAGTTCAGTCGTCATGCGAGAAACTGGATGTCAATTGTTAGCAATGCGGTATCAAAATGTTGATACGAATGTGGAAGAAAACGATGTATTTTTTGATGAAAATGGCTATGCGTTTGCTTTAAAACCAGAAGCATTAAGATACAAACAGAATATCATCGAATTACCTCCACCTCAAAATCCTGAATTAGCTTATGCTACACGCACTGTACAGAGTGATTTTTACAAGTTTGAAATCTAATTGATATTGTAAATACTTTTAGGTTTATAAATAATTAAACACAATTAATTATAATTATCATAATATAATTTAACTATTTCTAATAATTCTGTATTTTCTTCCTTATGTATTCGCTCAATTTGTTTTTCTATTTCTTTTTGTAAAACGGGCAATCGTGTGTATAACATTGGATTAACACTTTTACCCTTTTTATTTTTGTATTTATCTGGATTGAACCGAATGAATATAAATTTACCTCCATGTACCATAAACAAATCATCATATCGTATATCTTCGTCTTTCAAATCATATCTTTTGTGTTGATTTTCATCAGTTTCAATACATAACAATGTGTTACCAATTAATTTTCGATGGTCTATTCTTCTTCTATTGACACAATCACAGTTTCCTGTCCATAAAGGAGTATCATGATGAAATCCTTCAAATTTATTATTAATAAAATCCCTTACAGCAATTTCTTTTGTTTTTGAACGAATTTGGAATGTTAATGGATCATTTGGAAACAATTTTTGATAACAGGAAGCACAGTAACCTTTATATTTAATGTTAGCAGTTGTTCCTAGACAATAGCTTGATTTACATTTATCATGAATAACATCAATCATATCTTCTAATTTACATACTGAACAATATTCAGGTTTTAATCCTTTAAAATTAAAACATGGTCGAAATTTTTTACATTTACATTTTTTATTAATTACATCAATCATGGTATCTAATTTACATATTGAACAATATTCAGGTTTCAATCCTTCAAAATTAAAACTTGGTATAGATTTTTTACAATTACATTTATTATGAACAACATCAATCATACCATCCATTTTACATGTTACACAATATTCTGCTTTTAATCCTTCAAAATTAAAACTAGGTCTAGATTGCATACACTTACATTTATTATGAACAACATCAAACATGTTTTCTAATTTACATGTTGAACAATATTCTGGTTTCAATCCTTCAAAATTAAAACATGGTATAGCTAAACTACACTTACATTTGTTATTTTTTACATTAATCATATCATCTTTTTTACACTTTGAACAATATTCTGGTTTTAATCCTTCAAAATTAAAATATGGCCTAACATTTCCACAGTGACAAACGCCATACTGTGGTTTTAAATTATCTTTGTGCGTTTTACATCGAATAGGATTTCCATAATTTTCAGCATAAGATGCTCTGTTTCTACAATTTTCAAATTGACACAATTTAGGCATTATACAATGATATTAGTAATTGTCTTTAAATATGTTTCTTATTTCAATAGTAAGGACATAAATATATAGAAAAATAAGTAATCAAAAAATATTTATAATAATAATATATAATGCCTAAGAATGACAATTTATGTAAAGGATTGACATTTAACGATTGTGAATTAGCAATACTTAGAACGGCAGTTGACAAAGCTGAAGAGATTCAAGGCAGAAAAGTAGCTAATTCACCGGAAGTAAAACAAATTATGAGCATCGTCGAGCAGTTTTTGAGAAGTAAAAAACTTATAGCGTATGGTGGCTTAGCTATTAACCAGATCTTACCAAAACAAGACCAATTTTACAACAAAGATGTAGAAATTCCTGACTACGATTTCTTCAGCAACGACGCTCTAAACGACGCAAAAGAGTTAGTAGATATCTACATCAAAAATGGTTTCCAAGAAGTCGAAGCTAAATCAGGACAGCATCACGGAACATACAAAGTATTCGTTAATTTTATTCCAGTAGCCGATATCACTCACATACCAAAAGATTTATTCAATGCGATTAAACGTGAAGCAATCTCCGTAGCCGGAATATTATATAGTCCTCCCAATTTACTCCGTATGAATATGTATCTAGAACTATCGAGACCAGCAGGCGACACAAGCAGATGGGAAAAAGTATTGAAACGCCTGACATTATTAAATAAAAATTATCCACTAGTGGGCAAACAATGTTCCAAAGTCGATTTCCAAAGACAGATGGCAGATGGTGCCAAATCCGACAATATTTACGATAATGTTCAACGCACATTGGCTGACCAGGGTGTCGTCTTTTTCGGCGGTTATGCCCTATCATTGTATGCTCAGTATATGCCGAAAGCATTACGAAGGAAATTGGAAAAAATACCGGATTTTGATGTGTTGTCCGAAGATCCATTAATGACCGCACAAATAGTAAAAGAGCGTTTAGGAGATATCGGTGTGAAAGATGTAAAAATAATAAAGCGTCCAGGAATAGGCGAAATAATAGCGCCACATTACGAAATCAAAGTAGGTAAAGATACGGTCGTTTTTATATATGAACCACTTGCATGTCATAGTTACAACGTAATAAAAGACAAAGGTTACGAAATCAAAATAGCAACAATCGACACCATGTTG